TCATGGGGTTACCCATGTACATGCCTTGACCAGGATTACCAGCGTAACGAGCGATCTCACGGAAGTCAGGATCACGACGCAGGTGCATCATGAAGGTAGGATCGCAAATGCAACGATACAGACCATCGGAATAGGTCGGTACGTTACGCTTACGCAGGTCCTTGACGACGTTCAACAGGTCAGTACGAACCTGGAACTGTTGGAGATCAGCGGTGTACTCAGTAGAAGTATAAGTGATAGAGCCGTTAGAGGCTTTAGTCTTATTGGCGGGGAAGTAGTAACCACCTTGAGTGGTGTCAGCTTTACCGTTAGCTTCAGCTTTGGACAGTTCGTCAATGAAGACGCGGTCACGCCAACGACGATAGTCATCAAGCAGCGTCAAGCTACCGATTGACTGGTGGAACATGTTGAGGTTACCTGAGTCCAGCAACATGCGCTGGGCAGTGATCAGGGTCTCGCGGGCAATCTTAAAGGTCGAAGGCTGGGTAGGATCGCCGGGGTCAGCAGGACCGGTGTATTCCTTAAGCACCACCAGGACTTTTTCCTTGGTGATGTTACGGCTATTGGCAGTACCAATAGTTTGGTCGGCAATACGCTCGCGGGCGTCCTTAGTACCAGGGGAACCCCAGAACTTGTAGCGGTCTAGCTGAACGGTTTGACCAGGTTGGCGAGTAAAGTCGTGGACGACCACGGGCTCTACAGCCATCTCAGCAATGTAGGCAGGGTGAGGACGGTAAAGTTCCGCACCAAGAATCTTCGGAAAATCGTTATCAAGAAACACTTTGCTCTATCCTCCAGGATCGCAGAAATTTATCGGGGGAAAGATTTAGACACTTACATGTCTTATCTATCACAAATTTTAGCAGTGGGTAATTTATTATGTTTAAACGTATTGCATAGTAGGCGTCTTATAACGAGCGCCCATTGAATTACTGGAACCATAAGACTCAGGATCCATAGGTGCAGCTTGTTGTAAGCCGGGAATACCCACAAGGTCTCCGGTGTTAGCAACACCTCCACCAAGAAGACCACCAAGTCCTCCAGCGCCTAGAGCGCCTGCAACTATTGCAGCTTCAGCGCCTCTTTTCCCTAGCATCTTTGCCCGTGGGTCTTGATACATAGGACTTTGCTCAAGCATTTCCATGACGCTGGCATTGCTTGCAGGTAGGCGACGACCAAAGGCACCACCAAGAGCTCCTGCGCCTAGGGCTTCAAGAGCAACACGGCCTGGTCCTTTATCTTTTGCTTGTCCGGTGACAATGTTACCAAGAGTAGATGCACCAGCGGTCAGTGCACCTACGCCTAGCATCGCCTTCATTTCCGGGGAGAATTTACCGGCGAGATTCATCATCTCACTCCATCACAAACAATTTGCCGGCGACAACTTGGGGAGCAGCTTGATTCAGCATGCGCCAAGCATTCTGGGGATCACGTGCCATCGTCTCGTTGAAACCGCCCCAGAAATTCTCGGGCTGTTGCATACCAGCGGCAGCAGGAGGTGCAGGGAAATTTCCGTAAGCTGCTTGCACTTGTTGCGTGGGATAACCACGAGTCTCAAGTTGAGCTTCGTTTTCATAGACGGGATACGGGCCTTCGGGACCGAAGAAACGCAGCGTGTAATCGCTGAGAACATCGGGGTTGGTCAGAATCTCGTTGTATGCCAGGTTCTCCTGGTGCTCGTTTACAGCAAACTCGGCATAACCTTGGATGTTATTTGCGGCCCGGTTTCCCCACGCCACTGCGCTGTCCAGCATTGCCTCTAGTTGGAGGGCGTACTGGTTTAGCACCGCTGGAGCTTCCACCCCGAACGCGTCCAGCACTTGGCGGCTGTCGTTGCTCAGTTGTAGGTAGTCCGCGATCGCCTCCAAGGAGGGACCCGAGGAGGTTTGGGAATAGCTGGGCGAGGAGTCCTGGCTGAGATACGAGGTCGGCGCTACCGATTGTTGCGTAGCTTGGTAGCTGCCCTGACCGTAGTTGGCCGGGGTATACGCTGTCGGTGTCGGCGCTGACTGTTGACCCTGGAACGGGGATTGGACTGGAGCGCTCAGTAGGTTCACTACTTTGTTGAACGCCGACTCCCATGGATTCCCCGCTGTTTCCGCCTGTTGGTATTGGGGGGCGTACTGAGTAGGGGCTGATTGGTAGCTGGGGGCTGCCTGAGGTACCGCTTGGGGGTAGCTCATACCCACTTGATACCCCACTGGAGCCACCTGGTAGCTGGCCTGGGCTGCTTGCGGTGCTGCCACCACGTAGCTGCTCGGGGCGACGGCTGCTGGTGCTTGGCTCGTCTGTGGGATCGATTGGACGATAGCGTCCTGCATAACTCATCTCCTTTTGTAGAGCTTCTAAAGTTCGATACAGATATGGAGTTAAATCCAATCTCGGATCCGCAGCCATCGGTAAATCCGGTGATTGCGGGTGAGGGGTCTGCATCATGCCCCCCACTAGGCCAGCGAACGCTTTGTATGCACTCTGCAATTCTCCAACCATCCTGAACGGGAAACCCGAAAGCATCCCGGCCCTTTCTTCATCTGTTTTAGATGGGAAAAGATATTTCAGTGCTTCAATGCTATCAACACCTAACTCCTGGAGGTTCCTAACCACAATAGAATTGTTAAGTGTATCCTGCGTGGAGTCTTCATAGACAGGTCCCATCCAACGCCATAACATTGTTACGTCGCCATCAGGAATCAGTCCAAGCACACCAGGTGGAATCTGTTGTGACTTGAGACATGCCATCATTAAACTTTTAACTTGTTCTTCAAATGCACTACGTGCATCTGCATACATCTTTGCTTCTTCAGGAGTAGCGGTCTCTGGTAGTTCCAGGGGCTTTTCAATTCCTGCAGTAGCAGCAAGCGTTTCACGGAACAGGCGTTCCTCTTGGTAGATAATTAATTCAAAGCAACGGCAAATACCATATGTATAAATTGCAGTTGCTTTCTTCTTTGATGTTGCAGATACACGTCCAAACAATGATTTGTATTCTGTTGCAGTTACACCAGCAGAAATTGATAGTTCATCTACACCACCAAGAGCAGTTCTAATTTCTTCTCGATATTGACGAGAGAATGAATTCTGGTCACCAGTGATAGCATCTGGGACAATATAGCCAACTCTATCGTTTGGCTCCAGGTTTGCAATAACGCGTGGCACACGAATTTGGCCATCAACACCACGGCTAACAGGATCTGATTTAAATGTAGAACGACTCAAACCATTGGGACTATTAAACCCAGAGTTTGCTGCAATAGATGGACGCTGTACAACGGAATCACCGCCGGATTCCATGAGGTCAGTTTTTGGCCTGGAGGAGAGAAGAGTTGGATTACCAAAGAATTGAATATTCTTACGCATGGTGCGAACCATTTCATCATGCGTACAAATGTGATTAGCAAATGCCTCAAATTCCCCAACACCTTCGTTAGAAAATCCCTTGGGATTATTAAGGATTTCTACGCAAGGAATAAAACCAAGCGTATTTTTAAACGTTTTTGTTTTACCGGATACAGCGTAGTTGGGTTGTTCAAATGAAATCTCACCTTCTGAGTGAGTCTCTTCAATTGTCTTATGTTTGATTGAAAGCCTGATGTAACGCTTGGCACCTTGCCCCATGGAGGCAGGACCTGTTAAGCTCCCTGTTTGGATATCTTGATCAAAGCCAAAACCACGACGCACCTTATAGCTATAGATGATCACAACTTCATCAAGCTCTCCGTCTACGTTGTAGTATGTGCGATACTCATGTTTACGGAAGAAGTACAACCGATAGTTTGCTTCTGTCGGTCGAATATAAAAAAGACCTTGGCCATCAGCCAAGAAGTAATCCCAGATTGAATCGAGGCGCGTATCAAGTTGGTTATATTTAACTACACGATCAACAAAATCTTTGCGCTGGTTTCCAAAGTTATCTTGCCCTGGGAAAAATTCAACACCCTGGCGGATACCAAATAACCGCATCTGTGCCAGGTGCGATGCCACGATGCCAGTATCAATTGCAGACCCACCATCTTTTTCAAGATACGAGTCAATAATTTCCCTTAATCGTGTCTTAGCATCGACCGCCATTAACTATTGTCCCCTTTATCTTTATTGATCTTAGCAGCTTTTGATTGTTTCTTGTGCCACAACCAACGGTCAAAGTAAAGCAATTCACCCTGAGTAAACAATTCAGGATGTTTTAACGCTTCTTTGACTAGCTGTTTTTTCTTCATTAATTATCAGGAGACCATTTTATTTTGAAAACCAGTAGGCATTTGTTGTCCGTATTGAGGACCAGCAAAAAATCCTGCGTTACCCATAGGAACCATGCCGTTTGAAGAAGCCAACGGTAGTTGAATTCCGCCGCGTGGCATGCCGTTACGAATCCGTTCAATCTCGTCCGCTGATTTTGGATCCCATTGTTTCAGCATTTTTATATCTCCTGGTGACATACCCCGAATCCCACGTTGTGGAATTTGAAACGACGGATCGCGTGCTATCAAAGGATTTGGATTTGCCTGTGTTTGATATCCGGTATTACCTGGCGCACCAGGGAAATTGTAAAACATTTCAAATCTTGTTTGTTGTTTTTATTTTACTCTTCTATAACCTCATACCCAGCACTGTCGTTGAGCTTGGTTAGAAGAACACCGTTTCCCTTGAGCTTCCATTCCAGAACATCACCTTCTTGCCAACCAAGGGTTTCTATGATGTCATCCGGAAAAGTGATAAACGATTCCCCGTTTTCGTCTTCTTGGATTTCCAGGATGTAGCTCATTTTGTTAATAGCTTTTCCACAAGTTTATCAAGCTTCATGTTGATCTGTTTAAAATTGTCGTGCATTTCTGTAATTTCCCTTAGGAAGTCCACCTTCAAAACGTAGTCCAAGGGCATGCGGTTCACCTTTTCTTCTAGCTTATCTAACTCTCTTTCTTGGTTTGCCAATGCGTTGTCAATTTGCTTTGCTCGTACTGAAAAACGATTTAAAATTTTATTGGCGGTCCAGCTCCCTCCAGAGACGCCTGATATAACCAACGTTACAAATAACGCTAAATATTCTGGACCCATGACTAAAACTTTTCTTCTATTCTAGGCTTTAGTAATCGAGATGGAGGTTCCCTTTCCTAGCCAAGCCTGTGACCAACCATACCAAGGCGTCGACACAATCGTCATGACTACTAACACCGAAATTAGTGAGTTCCTCGAAGAGATTACTGAAGTTCCTGAAACGGTTGAAGATGATCTTACGGTCTTCAAACATGCCAATGATGCCACGGAATCGTGCAAGCTTATCTGCACGGAACCCTTTCACTGGGTGCCAAATCAGATTGTAGAGTCCTTCATTATTCAAGCAAACACGTTTGAAGTCGGCCTCCAAGGAAGCCTGGTATTGTACGGCTTCTGACCAAATATCACACGTTGAGTATGTTGGGAAGTACGCACCATTTTCATCACAACCAAGGATAGACCAATCGTTTAAAAGCTCCTTCATGGCATCTAGTTTTTCTAGGTTTCCCATGACCCTGATGCGTCGGTAATCAATGATGTGTATACGGTCTCCAATACGTCCCCCAAGAATCATTACGGTGTAATCGTTTTTCTCTTTGATTCCAGCGGAGAGATCAACGCCAATACCAAGGGCGTCAAATTCTGTTGAGATTTCTGCCTTAACAATTAACTCTGGTGCCAGGGACAATTCATTTTGTCGTATAACTTGATTCATGTACTGGAAAGAGAATGCAATAGGTGCTTGCCTTTTCTTTTCCTTTAGGTATTCCAAGGGCCACATCTCCGGCCAGTATGACTTTTCTTCTCCTGTTTTAACATCATTTTGAATAGCAGATAAAACAATTTGCATCCAGTTGTTTTGTTCATTAAATGTTGTCGAGTGAATATCGTCATGCCTAAACCTGGTACCAAGGCAGATTGCCCTAGCACCTTCAAACATGGTTGGTGAAATCACTGCGTTCCAGTTATCCTGCATCATTTTTCTGATGTCAGGGTTTGAGATATCTGCGGCTGACTTAATAGCGTCATCAATCATTACCAAGTGCGAACGCTTGGAGGTCACCGAACCTTTCAAGCCTGCAGCACAAAGAGTAAATTGTTCATCACCAATTACTTCAATACCTGCAAATTTATGGTCAATAGACCAGTATTCATTACTGGTTACGTTCTTCAGGAGACGTACCCTAGGAAAAACTTCTTGATACCTTTTGCTTTCAATGATGCGCTTAATGGTTGCAGACTTGGAACGAGCAATGTCTACCGTGTAAGACAAGTAAAGAATTTGGAGCGGAAGTTTGGCAGTAGTGTGAATTCCAATTGCCCAGGCGGTAAGCAAACCTAGGACTGTACTCTTTGCTGAACCGCGAGGAGCAAGTAGGTCAATGTTTGGACCAGCAATTTTGATCAAACAAGAGCTATCTTGGTTGGTTATAAATTGCTTATGCCATTCTTTATGGTGCTCTGCCGGTGGTTTATCTGCTACGTACTCACAAAAATAACCAAAGTCTTCCTTTGCAAGATCTAGTTTGTCTTGGTTTTTATTTTCTTTAAGTTTAAAGTTTTTTGTTGCAGCACGAGCATTACGACGATGTGCCAGGTAAGTATAAGCGGGCACAGCAGGTAATCAAACTATGCTTAAATACTAGCTTATTTTTTAGCTTTACGTTTCTGCTCTTGATATTTCCTAGCCTTGTCTAGAGCTGCCTTACGTTTTTCTTTGTCGTTCATCTCAGTGCCATCCTCCTTCTTAGCTTCTTTCTTCTTGAGGTACTCAAGAAACTGAGGAGGCATTTTACCTTTAGCCATGATTATTCTCCTGGACGCCTAGAGGGAATGTTTCCACCAGAGAAGCCTGGTTGCCTTGGCGGCTGAGCGCCACGACGTTGCTGCTCACGGGCGTAGTTACCATATGCTGATCCTACGCCTCCTCCAACAGGCGGTAGGCCACCTGGAGCGGCTTCTGGGCGCTTAACGCCTACAGATTCAGCCATGCTGCCAACTCGCCCTTGGATGTTTTGCTTGGCGGTAGCGTTATCACCTGCCAAAGAAATAGCCTTACCTGCGCCCATCTTTACTTCTTCTTGGGAGGTACAGGTTTACCTTTGCCTTTAGCGGGAGGCATGGGTGCTCCTTTCTTGGGGGGAACTGCTCCTTTCTTAGGAGGAACTGCTCCCTTTTTGGGAGGAACTGGTGCGCCCTTCTTACCCATTTCTTCCTTGCCCACTGGAACAAGGCCCTTGCCAGGAACAAACTTTTTCTCTACGGCCATGGTTAGAAGATAGCTCTTGTTTAAGTATACCGTTATTTATTCTTCCAGTTGCATTCTGGCCCACACACTCATAATTGCTTCTTCCAGGGGGGTTTCAATTGGGTCGTCTTTAAAGATAAATGCAACTTCGCGCATTGCCCTGTCGGCACCAGCCATCAGTAGGCCCTTACGATCTTTGACCGAAGTAAACTCTTCTACTTGTGCAATGGTGCCACGTAGTTCACGCTGCATGCCAGCAATGCGGGCAACACCGTGATCTCGTTTTACATTGCCTTCTCCCGGCATCTCCATAGACTCCCGCAACTTGCGGATGTCTTCTTGCATCTCTTCAATTTCGTACAGAAGAGTCTTACGGTGATCCGGCTTTTTGTACTTACTTTTTACCCAAGCTTCACACGCAACAATGCTTCCGTTGTAACCAAGGAAACGAGCGTAGAGAAAGACTTCAATTAATGAATAATTATCAGAAGCAAAAGCAATAAATGACTCCTGGACAGAGCAATCTAAATTGTCTACCCAGTAATCAAATACCTCAATATCGATAAGCTCGCTGGGCCTGTCCGTAGTCACGTGACTCGTCGGCTTGCTTAAACTGCTGTCCTTGCTCCGCTGACGTACGCTGCTCTTGGGCGCCCTTGCCGATAGTTTCTCGTTCTTGGGATCCAACATCTTCCGCCTTCTTCTTGGAGAATTCGTAGGCTACACCAGCAGCTTGCTTGTACTTGTCTAAATCAAACCAGTCATCAACATCTGTCTGGCCTGCGGGTACGCTACTGGTCATAATAATTAACTCTCAAGAAAAAATTAGAAGTTACCCATCATGCTAGCAAGGCCCTGGG